GGGGTTATACTACACTACCATCATCCAACTTTGTACCTTTTTTAAGTGTAGTTTTCATTTTAGGTTTACCATTGACCAATACAAATTCCCTAAAGAAAGGATTTTGTATTTTATAGAGTTTCCCTGAAATACCTACAAAACATCCGTTACTATCGGTACTTTTACCGATTAAGTTGATTATGTCCTGTTTGGTCTGTTTCATGGAGTCACTATAGTCCTCTCCATTACTTCCAAAACCTTCAGATTTCGGAGGTCGTTTACCAAATGACGACAACATCTCAACCTTTGATTTGATTAGAGTAACATCAAACGATTTGGTTTTAACGTTGTAACATTCGAACAAGTACATTTTCCATTGTTTACCACCTACGTTGGTCAACGAGGTGTTGTGTATGGTTGAAGTGTACCAGTCTGACGTTGTTACTTCAGTTGGTAAGTTGGGGAGAGTGTTTAGTGTCAATGGTTCACGTACAACAACTGACGTTGTTGGTTTAGTGGTCTGTTTTGACATTGTTATCTCCTTATTCATAGGAAGAATATACAAAATAATATGATATGAAGGGGAATTAAAACAAACAATCTTGTTTGTATCATTCATTTTATTGGGTAGATGATAATCTCAAATGATATCGGAGATATCATTGGGAAGGGTAAGAATCACCCCAAAATCCATAAAGTACGTGTAATGTATATTATGTATAATAGAATATATACGTATAACCTTTATTATGTATAATAGGAACTTAGGGGGTACATAGAATATTCGTATAACATACATTATGTATAATAATAATATCATATAATTTAACGTAATTAATCCGAAAATTTCAACCTCCCCCCCGATTTTCAACAAGAAAACGACTGGGTCGGGGGCGGGGTAAAAGGATAGCCCACATTGTACAGCAATTTTCCCATTTTCCACACAAATTCCATTCTTCTCTTTATAGCTTGCTAATATTTATTATATACTTTAGCATATATATATATATATATAGCAATATTGCTATAATATATATATTATAGCTAAGGCAAAAAAGAAATAAAATCTTTTTCCTTGTATTTTAGATTAAATAGTGGTTATATTACCCCCATAACAAAAACGGAGATTAGTATCATGGCAAAAGCAAAAAAGACAACAAGAAAAGCAAGAGTAAAGCTAAGTCCTGTAATGAAAGCCTTAGCAAAGCCTGTAAAATTGCCATTTAAATTTTTGAAATGGTAAAGAATAGTAAGATACGTACTGCTATGAAACATTGTGCTAATTGGGATAGTGGTGATTGCCTTGGTTGTATGATGAATAGTAGTAATAAAGTGCTTATTTTTCGTATATTGAGTAAATTTGCTAACAAACCTTGCCAAGTTGATAAAAGGTGTGATTATTTTAACAATATTGTGGTGCCGGGAGTTAGTAATGGGATTTGAATACCTTGATTTGGTTGATACAGTTGATAGATTACATGAATTATGTGAAAAATTGAATATTAAAAAAGTTATCAAGGGTGATGCTAAACAAATAGAGATTGTTGCTGAAATAAAAGAGAGAATAGAATCAATGGAAATAGAACGAGTGTCTGCTGTAGACTTAGGAATCATACCATATGAAGCCTAAACCTAAAAAAGAGCATAGAAGAGCGATTGTTATACCAGATATACACTTTCCCTTACAAGATGATGCTGCTATTAATGTAGTTTTGAAGTCTATAAAGATGGTAAAGCCGAATATCTTTATTTGCCTTGGTGATGTAGGAGAATGGAAGAGTATATCACCTTGGCGGTACAAACGTAGGAAAAGGCCTCCTTTGGAATATACCATAGAAGACTTAGAAGTTGAAGCTGCTAAGGTTAATGCTGGATTGGATTTGTTTGATAATGCTTTAAAAAGCGTTGGATGTACAGATAAACATATGATTGAAGGTAATCACGATGATTGGCTCAATTCATTTGTAGAAGAATTTCCATATCTGTCACAATATAAGTTTAAAAACATCATGTCCCTTAAAGACAGGGGATATAAGTACTATCCCTATGGACATTTGATGCAGATTGGCAAACTATTCTTCTATCATGGTGGTCACTATACTACCATTAATCACACAAGGCAGCACGTAATGAACCTTGGCAAGAATATTATTTATGGACATACGCACGATGTGCAACGGCAGGGAGTCACTCATGTAGATGGAGCCCATCATGCTTGGACTCTTGGCTGTTTAAAGGATATGTCCAAAGAAAAGAATGCGTGGTTAAGGGGAAGACATACGAACTGGTGCCACGCTTTTGGTATTATTGATTGGTTTGATGATAATAACTTTAGAATTGATGTAATTGACATACATAAGGGTAAAACATACGTATGGGGAAAACTAGTGGATGGAAATGTATAGCGTCCGGAGGGATGGCAAGGGCTATCAAGTAATTTAGGTTGGGAGTGGCGCTATGCATTCTAAGCTGGTAAAAAGACAGTTAGAGTACTTATATGATAATAAAGATGAATTTTATGATAATCAGGATGCAGAACTCGTTGATGACTGGCGTGAATCATCTACTGGCGATTGGATACTGACAGATGATGGACAAGTATGTAGAATATTGCATCGTGGAACCTTTAATAGTGGTAATGAGTATGTACGTACCATCCTTGGTTCCTATCCTGTAAGAGATGCAATCCAAATTACTGGTAAAATAGCTGATGATATTTATAGATTTACTAAATCTAAAAAACGTAGAAATATAAGAATAGATGAGAAAAAACCTAATAGTCGTGAAATTGTGTTTGCAAAGTATGTTGCTAACGGAATGCCTCCAGAACAGGCATATCTTAGATTATATAAGACTAATGATACTAGATATTCGAAAACCGCATCAACGGCTTTATTAAAAACTACAAGGGTAAAGAAATTGATTACTGAAGAAACTAAAAAAATGCTTGGTGAAGTTGGTATTGACGAAGAATACCTCTTATCAAAAACTAAAGATATTATTGATAACTATGATGCCCGTGATTCTGATAAACTAAGAGCTCTCGAAATGATGATGAAAATAGCTGGTATGTTTCCAAATGATAAGAAAACTGAATCACTTACTGTATTTCAGGGATTTAGTAGAGAACAGTTGCAACAATTAGACAATGCTAGTATAAAGGCCATAGGCCATGCTGAAAAAGATATCTCATAGCGATATATCATTATATGTTATGCCTCTTTTTAATAGTAGTATTAAAAAATGTGAAGTATGTAATGAGAAATTAGATAATCATAAAAAAATGATTGTTTTTGATGATAGGTCTCTGCCTATGGGATTTAGTTGTAAGTATTGTAATTCTGTATATTATGAAAATGATGAACTTGTTAATATTGGAAATCCAGATAAAGTAGATTTATATGGGGAAGCCTGATTTTAATAATTTTTTTGAATCTTATTTAGATATTGATTATTGGGCAGAAGAACTAGAGGAAAAAGAATATGCACTACAAAGCCGTAGGGAAAAGCGTATACTTCAAAGAAAACAGAAAAGACAAATGGAAACTCAAGGTAAAGACTATAAGTTCAATACACTCGCTAACAATGGTAAAAAGATTAGAAATGGAGCAAAATGAATGGCAGAAAAAAAAGAAGTAGAACTATTTAATATAGTTCCTCCTCCATCTGAATCTAAAATCAATGACGAGATACTTCATAAGTCATTAAACGATTTAATATATTTTGGAAGAGCCTTTCTTCCTAAAGACTTTTTAAATAAAAGCGCATCTCCACCATTTCACTATACTGTAGCAGATAAACTCCTATCTACAAAACCAGCAGCCCGTATTTGTAATATACTTCCTAGGGGATTTGGCAAGTCTATTCTTTCTAAGGCCGCTATTGTACATAAGATGTTGTTCTCACCTCAGGGAGATAGACTATTTATAGCTTGGGTTGCTGAAGAACAAGGTCAGGCTATTGACCATATCAAGTATGTGAAGTCTCATTTTGAGTATAATGATAAAATTAAATACTATTTTGGTAATCTTGCTGGTGATGCTGTAGGTAATAGATGGACTGAAAAAGATATTGTTTCAGCCAAGGGAGATAGAATAATTGCAAAAGGAACAAGTCAGAGATTACGTGGTCGTACTGAGATTGATGTACGTTATACTGGTATTATTCTTGATGACTTCGAGTCTGAGTTAAATACTAAAACACCCGAAAGACGGGATGAGATTAAGAAATGGATTGTATCTACAGTATATCCTGCCCTTGAAGAATCTCCCGGTAGGGAAGGATGGATATGGTTAGCAGGTACTATTGTCCATTATGACTCATTTCTGCAAATGATTGTTGATGGAGTTAAGAACGCTGAAAAAGAAGGTCGTAAATATCCTTGGGATGTTACATTCCATAAAGCCATTGAAGATGGAAAACCATTATGGCCTCAACAATTCCCATTATCTAAACTTGATACTAAGAAAAAAGAATTTATTGAAGCTGGTATGGTTAATAAGTTCGCTCAGGAGTATATGAATGATGCTCGTGATATTTCTGATGCATCTTTTAAGATTGATAGAATACAGAAACATAATCATACTTTTGTATCTAAAGATAAATTTGCATACCTTGAAGACGATGAAGGGAACTTTATTCCAATTAATGTGTATATAGGGGTTGATGTTGCTGCTACAGCTACAAAGAAATCTGATTTTCAAGTTATTATGGTAATTGGTATTGATAAAAATAAAAATAGATATATTATTGAATATTTTCGTGAAAGGATACCAACATTCGATGTTCCAGAGAAAATTATAGAATTAGCTAAGAAATACTCTCCTGTTAAACGTGTTACTATAGAAACAGTAGCTGCTCAAGAAATGGTTCGTGATATGGTTACAAGAATAGCCACAAAAGATAGAAGACTGATACCCGGCATCTTTAAGGGAGTTAGGCCGCCAGCAGGAATTAAGAAGGAAGATAGATTAGAAACGTCACTTGGCCCTATTGTAAACTCAAAAAAATTGTATATTAGAAATAGTATGACAGAAATTGTTGATGAGTTCTTTGAACATCCATTTGCTAAACATGATGACCTTCTTGATGGATTGTACTATGCTGATTATTATGCTAAGCCACCATTAAGCGGCAAGGTTGACAGGAAAGAAATTGATAAACGTGGCAAATCTTCAAAATCCCGCAAAAAATATAACTGGTTTACTGGTGCAAGGGTTAGCTAAAAAAAGTTTATATTTGCTCTTGACAAGTATTATAATTGTTTACTAACTTATAGAGCTTATATGCAAATACAAGAAGACCCAAGAGCAAAAACCACCAGAGAGCTATATCGTAGATATCGTGATGCCCGTTCCGATTGGGATACTGAGGCTAGGAAAGATATTGATTTTTTCTATGGCAACCACTTTAGTGATAATGAAGTTGATGAGTTAGAAAGCAGGAACCAAGCAGCTGTCCCAATGGACAGAGTTGGCCCGGCGGTTGAGAAACTGAAAGCTATGCTAACATCATCATCTCCCGCCTTCACAGTTATACCAAGAGAAGACTCAGATGTAAAAATTTCTAAGATGTGGAGGGTTATATTAAGTTATATTTGGGAAATCTCTGATGGTAATGCTCAACTCAAGGAAGCAATACATGACCATAGTTCATCTGGATTGGGTTATTTATATGCTTATATTGATACTGAATCTGATTTTGGAAAAGGAGAAGTAAAATTTACAAGTGTTAATCCATTCCGTATTTATGTTCCATCAACAAGTAGAGATAGATATTTTAAGGATGCTGATAATCTTATACTATCTACAATTTTAACTGGTGAACAAATTGTAAATATGTATCCAGAACTTGGGCCGCAAGAAAATCCCGAAACTGGAGAAATGGAAGAAGGGTTATTGAAAAATATATCCGGTTATAGTGATGATGAAGATTATCCATCATCTCAACAAAGTAACCAACAAAAAACTTGGACTCCCGCTGAATCTAAAGATTTAGAAAATTCATATCAGGAAAAATATCAAGTATTAGAAAGATTTTATAAAACAAAAATTCCTTTTTATTTAATTGCAGATGTTAATAATCAGGAAGAAATGATATTGAATGAAGAAGAATTTCAGAAATTTCTTGATGAGAATCCGGGTGTATTTGAACGTGGACTTGTCCAATTTCAGGAAATTTTGCAGACCCGTATTGCGGTAGTGGCCTCTGTTGGAGAAATTGTTTTATACGAAGCAGTTCTCAATACTGATATATATCCCATTGTACCACTTCCAAATATCTATAGTGGTACACCCTACCCGAGGTCTGACATTTCTAGGGCGAGACCTATGCAACGACTACTGAATAAACTCTGGTCATTAGCTTTGTCTCATGCTCAGGCTTCTGCGGGTCTGAAATTAATTGTTCCAATAGGTAGTGTAGATGATATTAGTCAACTTGAACAGGATTGGTCAAATCCAAATGCTGTCATAGAAGTTGATAGTTCTCAAGGTGAACCACATTTTCCAGCTCCTACACCACTTGCTGGTGAATTTTATAAATTGATACAGTCATGTGAGTTCTATATAGACTTTACATTTGGTTTACCAGAGCTAATGCATGGATTTGCTGAGAAAGCTCCTGATACTGTACGTGGTACAGAAAGAATGTTAGCTCAGGGGGCTGAAAGACCTAAATCTAAATTACGTGATATTGAGTTAAGTATTAGAAAACTTGGTCAAGTAGTTTATGGATTGTCAAAAGGTCATTATACATTCAAAAAGATTTTTAGATTAGTTCAGGCAAATAATAATGTTAATGAAGTAATGGCTAATTACTATGATGATTATAGTGAAACTGTAATGGATATTCAAAAGGATAGGCATAATATTGGTCAACATGATGTTAGTATAGAACCGGGTTCTACTCTACCAACAAGCAAATGGACTGAGTATCAAGTATACGCAGAAGCATTCCAAATGGGATTAATAGATAGGACAGAAGTGATAAAGAAGAATCCAGAAATTTTTGATAAAGAAGGTCTTATTCAGAGAATGGGTGAGATTCAACAGTTGCAGGGCCAAGTCCAGCAACTTTCAGAACAAAACAAAGAATTGCAAGGAGACTTGCAAACAGCGCAGAGAGAGTCTGTATCTGACAGGAAACGGGTTGAAGTTGAGAAATTTAAATCCAAGCTTTCCGAGGTGCAGTCTGATGCGAAAGCCGATAGGCGAGTACAATCAAACAAACTTACTAATGCGGTACAGCTTGAAATGGAAAAATTGAAACCCCAAATTGAAGAATTTGGAGAAGGTATCGGTTCTATTCCTTAAATTTTAAGGATATCGCAAGGAGACAGTTATGAATGAAGTCAATATAGAAGGTCAAGTATTAGAAGATACTGGTTTAAATGAAGAACTTGGATATGAAGATGTCCCTGTTGCTGACCATGTAATTAGTGAAAGTGAAACATATCAGGTAGATTGGGAAAATGAAACTCGGAAATTTCAGTCAATGTATGACAAACAGAAATCTGAGAACGATAAGATGAAACAGGATATGCAACATATAGCTAACAACATCAAACAGACACAATCAGATGTCAATAAGAAACCTTCATTGCCTGAGGATGAATTTAATCCTTGGGATGCGTATTATAAACCTGAATCAGAAAGCTACAAGTTTCGTCAACAGAAGGAACATGAAGTTGTGAATCGGGCAATAGGTCAACAAAATGCTCAAATGCAAGAGCAGATGTTGATTAATAATACAATGAATGATTTAAGGGGAATTCATAAGATGACAGAATCAGAGGTTAGTGAATTTATGGATTGGTCAACTGACCCGGGTAGTAGTATGACTCTGGATACGTTAGTTGATGTTTTCAAGTCACGCAATCAACAATCTGCAGTTTTGCCATCAGGTGAACCAACTCCTAATTCATTTCAAGCGGTTAAAGCCGCACGAGAGGCTCCTCGTACAGCAGGTGTTCTACAAGGCCAAGAGGCCAATCAACCAAAGTCCGAAAAGGACGCGATGTGGGACTCTATTGTTAGTGCGGGAAGCAGAAGTAATGTTCTTTAATAAAAGAAATAGGAGTCGTAATGGCTAATTATAATAGTGGGATAACCAATGTTGGTACTCCCGGTAGTCAGACTGCATTATCCCTAACTAAAGGTTCAAGACGATTATATGACTTTAGTGATAGGGTTGCGGAACTGTCTCCCGAAGAGTCACCATTTTTTGTTTATCTTTCAAAAGTAGCAAAAATGCCTACATCCGACCCTCAATTCCGATTTCTCGAAGACAGAAGCACAATGGCGTGGACTGATAGAAGTTTTAACATAACTACCAATCTTGCAGCAGTATCTACTGGTGCGGTTGTATCAGCCACTCTATCAGCAGCTCAACCTTGGTTAATCAAAGGTATGGTCATACAAATTTCCTCTTTAGCGGGAAATAGTGGCGCGCCTAATCATGCAAATGCTATCATAACAGCAATCAATTCGACTACGTCTATTGATATTAAATGGTTAACTAATCCGGGTTCAGATGCTGACCCAGCTGCTTATGTCAGTGCTGCCTCAATGGAAGGTATAGGACAAGTTATCGGAACTGCGTATGCAGAAGGGACTGGTGCTCCAGATGTTTGGTCTCAAGAGCTTGACCATGATTATGGGTATACCCAAATCTTCAAGACAGCTTGTGAGATGTCAAATACAGCAAGAGCGACGGTTTATAAGGGTTATTCTGATGAATGGCAACGGATTTGGAATCTAAAGTTACGTGAACACAAAGTTGACATTGAACGAGCAATGTTATTTGGTCAACGTGCATCTTCTGGTGGTATTAATTACACCGAAGGCATAGCTGGTCATATTATTGCTAACGGTCAATCTCAAACACATGAAGACAATGAACAATTAGTTTATACTGAAGGTCAAGCATACTTGAAAACAGTTGCTGCTGCAAGTTTAACCTATGATGTTCTTCTTCGTGATTTAGAAGTTGTATTTGACCCTGCAAGGGGTGGAAATTCTAGTAAACTTGCTTTATGTAGTTTACCTGTAATTTCTCTTTTCAATAAGTTAGGTGATGGTGTTGGATTCATTGGTGATACAATGAGTTCCAAGACTCCATATAACTTTGAGAGAAGTCAAGGTACATTTGGCCATAAGATAATGAAGATTGAAACCGTTCATGGCGATTTATCATTAGTAAGGGAGCCTCTATTTAGAGGTCTTGCTGCTGAATTTTGCTGTATGGTTGACCTCGACCATGTATCTTATCGTCCACTTGTTGGCAACGGAGTAAATCGTGACACTTCAATTCAAACTAATGTACAGGCAGCGGATGAAGATTTGCGTAAGGATTTAATTCTTACAGAAGCAGGTCTTGAAGTTTCATTACCTGAAACTCATGCGTTGTTTGTCTTTGAAGAGGCGGTGGCATAATGAGAAGTGATTATTTAAATAATAATAGTACTGCTAGTGATAGAGGTCTTAACTCTAAGTTTGAAGTTATTGCAGCTGCTAGAACATTAGATTCTAATGATTCTGGAAAAGTATTTGGAATAAATCAAGCTAGTGCGTATGAGATTACTCTTCCTGAGGTTAGCGAAGTTGACCAAGGTTGGAATGTTAAATTCATATTAACTACTGTTGCAGCAAATGCAGTAACAATAGCTAATAACACAGCTGAAGATACTATAGTTGGATATACTTCTGGTGGAGATGGGGGAGCAGGTTCTTCTACAGATTCAACAGCAGTTGACGAAATAGTATTTATTAGTGGTGCTCAACTTGGTGATTATTGTGAGTTGTTTTGCGATGGCACGTATTTTCATGCTAGAGCAACAGCACATGATGTTGCACATATAACCATATCATAATCCAAATTCATAAGGATTAACAGTTATAAGGTACTGTGGGGGCTGTCAATAAAAGGCGGCTCCCGAAACCTTAAAAGAATTATGAAAAAATGTATAAATTGCAAATCACCCAATCCAGACCAATGGTTTTATTGCCGGAAGTGTGGTAAGAAGTCATCTGACTCTAAGTTTACTACAAACTTATATATGATGAGTGAAATTGGGAAAAGAACTGATATTGAGTTTTCAACAACTACTATTGATGAAGATATCAAATCAATGAACAGGAGAAATCGTGCCTAAGCATTATAAGAAATATAAAAAGGGAAGTAAGAAATATAAAGAAGCTTATAAGGAACATTTAAAACTTAAAAAGAAGAAATAATGGCTACACTAAAAGTAAAAATACAAGAAGATATTATACTTAGTAATCAAGATTATGGTTCTAAAAGAACATTAGAGATTGCTAGTATAGATGAGGTAATGAAAAGAATCGTTACTTGTGCGGCTAGTCAAACAACAACTGTTGCCGTATTTAACTCTAATGCGTATGGAGCGGCAGGGGCTGTTGATATTGAAGATTCAAAATATATAAGAATTACTAATTTAGATAGTTCCAATGCAGTTGAATTAGCTGTTGTT